ATGTCAGAGAGTGCGGTGTAGATCTCGGCCAGGGCGCTCATCGCGGCAGCGCCATCTTGACCCGCCGGTAGGGTGCCAGCATAGCGACCACATCCGCCGGCAGGGCGGCCGGCAAGAGGACCGCCCCCTGGGTGGTGACCACCACCGCATCCCCGCGGGTCGTGTTCTTCAGCTCATAGCCCCACTTGGCCAGGCGCAGGCAGGCCAGCTCCACGTCAGGCGGGGCCTGTTTGCTATAAGCCCAGTAGCCGGTCACAACGGTTGGATCGGTCCAGATGCCCTCGGTGAGCACAATGCCCCAGTAGGGCGGCTCGGAGGGCAGGTAGGTGACGGTTGGGCTGCCGGTGATGAAGGATGGCTCGTCGGCCAGGTCCTCATCCAGCAGAAGGGTATCGCCATCGAACGGGTCCCAGTGCCGGCTGCGGGCGAAAGTATGGCTGGTCTCGGCCTCGGCCCCAAACTTCCGGCCGGTGTGGTTATCGATCATCCGGCTGGCGGCGGAGATCAGCGCGGCCAGAAGCTCATCGTCGTGGGAAGTGTCGAAGTTCCCGAAGCTCTTGAGAGCTGCCAGAGTCGTGTAATCCATGATGGCTCCAGGGAGGGGGCCCAGCGGCAGGCGGGACCCCCTCCCAGCTAGATCTTACGCGTGATCGTCCACTCCGCTCAGCGCGGCGCTGTTGACGATTGCGCCGTTGAACCGGGCGGAGATCAGGAACTGGATCGTGCCGGCGGAGGCCCGCTCGGTGTAGGGATCCACGAAGATCGAGATCCCGCGCCGCTCGACCCACCACAGACACTCATCCAGGTTGACGAAGTCGATGATCTTGATGTCGTCGGCGGCGGTCGTGACCGGATCCCAGTTGGCGTTGGTGAAGACCCGCTTGTTCAGGAAGGTCTCCCCCAGCTCGCCCATGCTCATCGGCTGGAAGCCGAACTCGCCATAGGCTCGCGGGGTCGCCACCAGCATCGAGCGCAGGTAGGCCAGGGTGAGATCGTTCATGATGAACACCGCGCCGTCGCGGTATTCCTGCGCCAGTGCGTAGTAACCGGCAACGATCTCCGCATCGGTCGGGGTGTGCGCCACCGCGATCTCGACGCCGTCGATGGTGGCCAGCAGGGCCTCCAGGACGGTGTTCTCGGCCAGGGCCATCGACCGGGCGGCTGCGGCCGGCAGCCACTGTTGGAAGAGGTCCTGATCCTCCAGGCCCTCCTCGGTCGCCTTGAGCCAGCCACCCTTCTTCAGCATGGTGGCCGTCTTGGCACCGAACGCACCCTCCAGGGTGGTGTAGGCCCCTTCCTCGGCGATGGTTGCCGCCTCGGTCACGGCCGTGGTCTCGGCCGGGATGGAGAAGATCAGCTTGTCGGTCTGGGCGACCCGCATCCCGGACTTGCGCACGAGGCTGTATTTCCCCAGCAGGGCGTGGATCTGGTTCGCCACGTCGGTGGGAACCATCGACTGCAGCTCGGCGGCTTCAGTCTCTTCCAGGGTGCGGCGTGCGTCCCCAGACACCACGAACGGAGAGCGCGGCACACCACCCTGCGCCACGATCTTGGCGTCCTGCAGCAGGGCCCGGAAGAAGGCATGGTTCTCTTCGAGCTGCTCGATGGTTGCCCCCCGCTTCTCAGCGGCGGGGTCCATGCGCACCTTGGACGAGCCCCTGTTGACGTTGAAGATGGCCCGGTGCTTCGGCTGGCCCTTGTCGTCCAGCTCCACACCGAGCTCCTTGAGGATCCCGGCCCGCATGGCTGCGTGCTCGGTCTCCTTGACGGCTGCGGCGTCGGCGGTCGCCTTGAGGCTGGCCGCCACGGCCGCGTCGATGGCTGCTTGAACTTCTGGCTCCATGGTGAAACCTCCTGTACTTCGGATGGGGAGCCGGTCCTTCTCCGCCTGGTCGTCCTTATCCTCTCCGGCCTCGAACGCTGCCGGCAGATCCAGGTCCAGCTCTTGAAACAGTGCCCGTAAGGGCAGGACAATTGCATCATCAGAGACCGGCACGCGCTTCTCGCCGGCGTCGAACACGGTCAGCTCTGCGATCGGCCACACTTCCACGGGCCCGGGAGGAGCCTTGCCGTCCCGGTACATCGGCCGGACCAGGTAGTCGATGGATCCGGTGGAGGCCCGGGCCCGACCCTGCAGCGCAGCTTCCCAGGTTCGGGTTGCCAGGGGGCTGTCGTCCAGCTCCGTGACCATCCAGAGGCCATCCCGATCCACACGGCTGGCGGTCGCCACACCCATCGGAACTGGCCGGAGCATGGCCCGCTTCTGCGGGCTGAAGCCGTGCAGGTAGAGCGTGGGCCTGCGGTCGCCGACCTCGATCATGAAGTCGGTCTGCGGTGTGAACCACTGGCTCAGCCGATCCATGCGATCGGGCCCGCCAAAGGGTGCAGCCAGGACCTCCAGCCGCCGGGTGGTCCCCTCGACAACTGCCCGGACGGCTCCGGCATCCGCGAACCGCATACGCTGGTCGGTCATTTCTTCCTCAGCCACTTGCGCAGGATCTTCTTCTCGATCTCCGGGAAGACTTCCTGCAGGATCTCCAACCCGATCTCTCGCAGCCGCCGCCATCCGTAGCGCCAGGTGTAGGGCTGCTTGGGGCCCATCACCCAGCCGGCGTAGCGGGCCACGTTCTCGACCTTCTCGGTAAGATCTCCCTGGAGGGATTCCTGCCACATCTGCCCGAAGTGCCCGGTGCGCCGGTACTGGGCTGCGCCCCGGCTGGTGTCCACCCCGGAGATCGACCCCGCAAGTATAGACCCAAACAGCCCGCCGCCAAGTGCCCGGGCCCCGGCCCGGCGCTGGCGGAGCTGCTGGCTGGAAAGCAGCACCAGGCCCTCGGGCGGGTAGGGCCTGGCTCGCTCGATGGTGATCTTGCCGAGGGGCGGCAGTTCGGGCTTGATGGCGAACTTTGGCCCCAGCTCCTTGATGGCCTCCAGCTCGGCGTCCAGAGCCCGCTCGTCAACGATGACCTCAATGTCGGCCATTGAACGCTTCCTCGACCTGGGCCGGGGTCTGTGCCCCAGCCAGACGGGCACGGATTGCCTGCTGTAGGACGTGGTCTACATGCCCGGTCTGGAACTCCACATCGGCCGAGCGCCCGGCTTTCAAGGCGTTCTGGGCCTTTCGCCGCCAGGCCCGCAGATCGACCTGGTCAAGCTCCGGCAGCTTGGCGGGGGCAGCCGTTTCGGGCCACCCCATCTGCTGGCGGGCGAACTCCAGAGAGATCGCCCCCAGTTCGACCGCACTGTCCAGCCGGGTCCACTTCTCGTTGCTGTCTTCCTGGAGGATCTGCAGGTCGCCTGGCACGAACTCGAAGCGCACATTGGGATCGATGCGCCGCACCAGGTCGGCATTGATGACCCCCGCGTAGTATTGGCTGCGCGGGATGATCGTGTCTTCCAGCAGGAAGCGCCGGGCCACTTTGGCGTTGGCCCAGGAGCTGTCTTCGATGGCTCCGACCAGGAGAAACGGCACCCGCATGGCGGCACAGATGTCACGCCGGGCCTGATCCCGGATCTCGACCAGGGCCAGCTCGCGCAGCGCCGACGACAGGATGGTGGCCTTCAAGCCCTTATCGGCGAAACCTACTTTGTGGGATTGGCGACTGCCGCGGAAGGTCTTGTTCCACCAGGCCAGCACCTTGTTCATTTCCGGCTCTTGGATGGTCTGATCGGTGGAGAGCAGGATCGAAGGCGTGGCGTCGTTCTTGAAGAAGGCCTCGACGTACAGGCCGGACTCGTATTCGACTGCTACGGAGTGCTTGATGACCTCCATGACCGGGACCCCAGGCAGCAGGTCGCCGTCCGGGTTGTATTCGTGGAAGTAGACGATCTCTTCGCGGGCGAACCGGTTGACCAGCCGGCCGTCCACCCACTGCTCAAAGCGCTGGATGCCGTCGGCAGTGGCCACCACCTTGATGGGGTTGGGATCCAGCCGCTGCAGCCGGTCGCCGTCGTTCAGCCAGTAGCCGGCGGCGGTCAGCAGCAAGTCGATCTCGGTGTTGCTCACGCTCTCCGGGTAGTTCGATTCCTCCCCGAAGTTGGTCAGCAGGTCGATGATCGGATGGCTGGTGACGATCTCGCCGCCCTTCTTGACCAGACGCCAGGGCAGGTTGGCCAGCTCAGAGCCTCGGATGTGCATGCAGGCGAAGGCCCAGGGAGACTTGCCGTACTTGCCGGCCTGCACCCGGCGGCCGGTCGAGAACTCGTAGGCCCCGGCCGGGAGGCCCAGGTCGGTGATCGTGCGGTGGCGCGGGGTAATCAGGACATCATGCTTTAAGGGCATCGACACTCCCCAGGGTAAAGCTCCCGACCTTGGATTGGTGCAGCATCAGGTAGCGGGCCACGATCGAGTCGTCATGCAGGAGCTCCGGCGCATTGTAGGACACGGATCCCTGGGGTGTCACCTTGGCCTCGAAGCCTTCCAACTCACGCCAGCCGGCCTCATCCCACACCCACTTCCATGATCGCTGCTCGAAGACCAGGCGGAGCTGCTGGACCAGCTGGGCCTTGATGGCGTTGGTCACCAGCAGGCCGTTGATCGGGATCCCATCCGCCCGGAGCTGCTCGATGTTCGGCAGCCCCATCGAGTTCTCTTCGCTCAGGAACTCCGGCCCCATTCTCGCACCGACGTACTGTCCATGCAAGCCGATGATGATGTCCCGCTGGGTGGGATAGTCCTCCAGCCGCCAGCGCTTGAGCATGAGTTCTCGGCTGCAGGTGGCGCAACCGGCCGAGAGCGCGCTGAAGTCGTGCAGCCGCCCCCAGTCCATGCCCCATACGATCCGGTGCCCGGCATGCTCCTTGAGCAGCTGGGAGAGCTTGGGGGGCTCCAGGAAGTCCTCCCGGATCAGGCGGAAGACCTGGCCCTCGCCCTCCACGTCTTCGGCCAGGATCTCCTCCCGGTAGTCCTCCTCGGTCATGTCCTTGGCCAGCTCGGCGATCGCTTCCGCGGACAAGAACGGGTTGGCATGGGAGGGGAAGCGGAAGAAGGCCCAGCGGCCGTCGCTGTTCTCCTGGGCGGCCAGGCCCATGAGGAAGAAGTGGTTGCGCTTCAACCCGGTAGAGATGAACCAGGCGTCGCCGTCGTTGTCCAGCAGCATGGGGGCGCCCACCTTCTCCCAGACCTCGGGATCCTGGTAGGCGAACTCGTCGAAGATCATGAAGTCGCCGTAGTCTCCCCGCAGGTGGTTGGGCCTGGAGGCCGTCTTGCCGATGATCTGGCCCCCGGTCTTCACGAAGCGCAGGAGCCGCTTGGTGTCGTTTTTGTAGACCAGGCCGACCTGGATCGCCGGCCACAGCCAGGCCACGCACCGATCCCAGAAGGCCTCCGTCTGCGCGAAGACCGGCGCCGCGTACAGCACCCGCCGGCCGGCGTTGGCGAGCTGGATGGCCTTGCGGGCGGCCATGTGGGTCTTCCCGCCTCGCCTGCCCGCCTTGACCACAATCCGCTTGGCTGTGCATGCCTCGATCTCAGCTTGCTTGGCGTGAGGGGGCGGGATATGAACGCGCAGCCGCTTTCCCATTGGGGCTTTCGGCCTCGTCCTCAACGATGTCCATGCCGTCCAGCAGCTCGAAGATGTGGCGCTCGACGAACATGGCCTGCGTCTTGGCCAGCTGGATCAAGGCGTTCTGCGAGTCGTAGAGCTTGATCCGCCAGCCCTCCTCAGTCTTCCAGATCTCTTTGACCAGGGGGCCGAATTCGTGGATCTTGTCGGGGTCGATGGTGGTGGTCCCGGGCAGCATGAAGGCGCTCATGTCGGCAGTGGCCTGAGCCTCCAGCCGGCGGATGATCTCGCCCTGCGACATCTTGGCCCACTTGTTGAACTGGCGCTCGATCTCCTTGCGGATCCGCGGCTTGCGCATCAGCTGAGATCCTATGCTCGACGCCGACCGCTTGGAATAACCAGCGCCCTCTGCCGCCCTGCCAATGTGCAGCAGCTCGACGTAGAGCACGCAATACCGCTGCTCGCGGGCGGTGAGCTTGTTGGGGTCCCGATGATGGCCCTTGTTGGGGGAGGTCCTGCGCTTGGCCACGCCCAGAGCATAGCATAGTTTCGCCGGCCGACAAGGAAGCTCCAGCAATTCTTTAGGGTTGGCGGATACATGCCGGATTGCGGGCCCGAGCCCGCTCTGCTCGTATGCCTGCAATCATTTGCCCTTTGATCCGCCTATAGATGCCCAGCGGTTTCTTCCAAATATCGTCGCAGGAAAAAAAAGG